CTGACAGTTTTTGGGTTTTTCATGGCATTGTTTTTGCCAAGATTTATTCCCATTTTGTTCACATAGTCCCATCCACCAATTCCTCCTGTTTTTATGTTGTAACAGGAAGGATTGTTTATATGTTCTGCTATTATCTTTTGTTCTTGTTCATACATTTCTTCTCTTGATGAACACATAGATAGTATTTCTTTTTTGAATGCTTCTTTTCCATATTTTTCTATGGCTTTGTTTAATACTGTCCCACTGCCAAGATAAGAGTCGTTTTCGTTGTCTGTTTCATGTGCACCGATGTAAAACTTTTTGTTTATCTTGTTGGTTGTCTTGTAAATTAAATACTTTCTCATAATTTCCTCCGAAAGTATTTATAACCAATGGCACTTACAAACTAAAGTATCCCTCTCTTTTTTAGTTCCTCTTCTATTTCCACTAATTTCTTCTCTGATTGAAGCATCAATTGCTTGAACCGCTTGCGTTCCTCGTACATGATTTCCATGAGTTCAGGCAGGAACCCGTGACGGTCTTTGCGGAACGCCACACCGTTGGCAGCAATAGACAGTTTGCTCTGTTTGGCGTGGTTCAAGTATTCCGCAGGGTCAAGAAACGCGGTGACAGGCTCGCCACGATTCCTGCTCAAGATGGAGTCGGGTGTAATATTGTTCCGCTTCCACAGGGGGCTAGCGTCTTTGGTTTCAGGTGAAATATTGTACTGCATGATAAGATGTGGGTACAGTGAGTTCAAGTCAAAACTCACCACCCAATCGTGCATTCCCACAAGGGGGTCTTTCACATACGCACCCGCGTACTGTTCCTTCTTTTCCGCTTCACGCTTCTGTGGAACCACCATGCCCTTGCTCATCAGGTGGTGATGAATAATGGCATCCCATGTGCGAACCTGTGAGAACACATCCTCAAAGTTTACTCGGGCAGAATACGCAAGAGCAACCGCAAGGTCAAGCAGTTTTAGTTTCTCTTCCAGTTTGGCAACCAGTTCCACATCCTTGTAGTTGTACTCCATGAACTTTTGGAAGTTCTGTGTGTAGAACTCTTGCAGGGTTTCGTACTCGCTATACGACAACTTTTCCTCGCCCAACTCCACCGAACACACATGGTTGAGTGAGTACGACTCTTGCTTCACATAGGTAAACTTTAGGTACAACTCCAAGTAGTCAAGGGTGGACACGCCACCAATAGTAAACACCCGTTGGTCGCGTCCCATTCGGTTCACGGTGGTTTCACGCAGCCGCCCCCACGGTGAAAGGGCGTTTGCCCACTCGTCCGCAATCCAATTCATGCGAGCCACCATGTACGGAATATCAAAGAATCGGATGTTCCATCCTGTCACAATGTCAGGGTCTTCGTGCTTCCAAATCTCCACGAATCGTCGGAGCAGCGACTCCTCATCGGCAAAGCACTCTGCTTCCACACCTTCCAGTGTGAAATCACCAAGCCCAAGCACATAGGTCTTGCTGCCCACCGTGAGGGTAATAGCAATGATGCGTTCGGTTGGGGAATCAGGCGACGGGAAGCCGCCGTCGCACGAAGTCTCAATATCCAAGTACGCCACACGCAGACGGGAGAAGTCGTACTCTACTTCGTGCGGAAACTCTTTATACAAGTACTGATATACGAAACTTGTGTTGCCGTACACTTCAAAGTTGCTGACATCCTTGTACTGGTCAATAAACTGCCGTGCTTCGTGAACCCCTTCAAAAGTAATGGGTTCCACGGGATTGCCGTAGATGGTGGTGAGTCCTGTGTGTTCTTTAGATTTGATATACAGCGTTGGGCAGAACGGCACGGCTTCGTGTACACGACACCCGTTTCGCCATCCGCGATACAGCACATTCTTGCCACGAAGGTCAACGCTTGTATAGAAGTCCATTATGTTCCTGTTAGTTCTTTGATTCGTATTAGTGACTTGTCAAAATAGTCTTTATTCAATTCGCAACCAACGAAGTTTCTGTTGGTGTTGTGTGCGGCTATGGCAGTTGAACCACTTCCGCTGAAACAGTCTACCACAGTTTCTCCAGTTTTGGTATAGGCACTTATGAGTCTTTCCAATAAAAATATCGGCTTCTGTGTTGGATGCCAATTAACATATTCTTTGCTCATTGTGTGATTATTTTTTTCCCAAACATCTGTCGGTATCTTTCCAAGTGGATTATTAGCGGCAGTCTTACGAACATTTGTTTTTACTTTATAGGGTATACGAACAGCATCAGCATCAAACAAAAAATCTTCACCTTTACTATACACCAACAAATCTTCGTGTTTTCTCGCAAATGATTTCTTGCTTCTCCCACCCCAATCGTAGTGCCAAATAATCCAATTCTGATATGTTAGTTGGAGTTTATTGAGAACTTCAAGTTTGTACTTCAAGAATGTATCTGTCTTGGTTGTTCCCCAAACACAAAAACACCGATTTGGTTTTAGGACACGAAAACATTCTCTACTCCATTCGTGACACCAATCAAGATATTCTAATTCACTACCCCACTGGTTGTCCCAATCATTCTTAACAATTTCAAAGTAAGGGGGGTCAACAAGAATCATATCCACAGAATTGTCCTGTAGAGACGATAAAAACTGTAGGCAATCCTCGTTTTTTATCTTGTTGTTTGTTTCCATTATCGTTCCACCATTGCAATCCAATCCTGATGAACCAAGTCCTTGCCATCATACCCGCGACCAAGATTCTTTGTCAAGTCCCATATCACCTTGTCGCCTATTTTAATGTCTTCGGTCAGGTCGGGGCCAATATCCACAACTTCACCCCATACCATTTTGCAAGTCACCTTTTCGGTGTAAATAATTCCTGCTTCGGTGGTTTTCTGCCCACCTAGTTTGGTTGCGACTAGTGCCCATTTTCCGATTGGCTTGAGTTTCTTTTTCATTTACTGTTTCCTTGTGCGTCCAACAACCACTCGTCTAACCCTTGGAGAGAAACACTCTCGCCGCATTTTGTATTCAAATATGTACTTTCAAATTCTTGGTGAGAAATAATAGAGACATTAGGATAGATACGCTTCATGTGCTGTCTGAATTCTTCACTTAAATAGTAGTCTTTCCAATACCATGCCGCATCCAATCCTGCTAACACAATTGTAGCACATCTGTAGCCGCCGTCCACTACCATCTGCTGCAATTTCATAATTTCAAAAGGAATCTTTTCTTCAGCCGTGCCTTGAACTTCTTGATACTTTAAACTAAGCAGTTCATCGCCGTTCAGAAGAATGTCAACATAATGCTTTCCACCATTACGCTTCTTGCCAACATATACGCCCCGTTTATTTGTATTTTTTGCTACTGTGTGGGTGCTATAGTTTTCGAGAAGTCTTCGTACTTCTTCTTCGTAGTTGGTTCCTGTTTTGGTGTTTCGTTTACTCATTCCGTAAACAAATTTTCAAGAGTGTTAGGCAGATATCCTTGTCTATTATTTGTTGTTGGGCAAAGATACAACAGCAGTTATACTGCCATCGTCCTCCTGTTCAAGTCGCACTACGGGAAGGTACACCACGCCACCCATCAATGGGTCGGTGTACGCTTTAACATTGATTTTAACATCAATGCCTGCTTCGGTGGTTTTCTTCTTGCCACCACCAACATTTTGCATTTCAATCCATTCTCCGATAGGTCTTAAATTTTCGCTCACCTTAACATCCTTTCTAAAGTATTAGGTACTTCTTCAGTAATTCGTGCTTCTGCAATCCGCACATATTCAGGATTTAGTTCGGTTCCAATGTACTTGCGTCCGTTGTTGAGTGCCACTACAGCAGTTGTGCCGCTGCCTGTAAACGGGTCAAACACCGTGCATGGAACAACCTCTGCATCTGAACAGTTACAAGTCTTTTCCCAACCATTCTCTACGGCTCCTTCCCCCCAAGTAAGAAGAGTGTATCCCTTCTTCTTAAACTGTGTTCTTCTTCCGTTACTGATGGGGATATCGTTCCATTGCTCGGTGTGCTTGTCTCCTTCAACAGAGATGCGATAGTCACCACCGTTAGCCTCAAGCCAAAGAACCGTCGCACTATCTTCGGGAGTTAGTGTAACACCTTTACGCTCAATAGGCTCAACAGGCTCCAAGTTCTTTGTTGGTTTGGAAGTTTGCCTTTTCCAAGGAGTTCCACATTTTGAACAACATCCGTGTTCGCTGCTTCCTGCCAAGATGCAAGGCAGAATCAAGTCCTTGGGATAGGTAGCAAAGTGAGCACCCTTGTATGCCTTGGTAGTCACAGTCCATACCGAACGCTTGTTACGCTTGCCGTCAGAAGCCCACACACGGTCAGGTTCCAGTGCAGGGTCACGAGCACCCTTGTCCTCGGGCTGTGTGCGGTTTTTATTTCCAGGAGCATGAGGCTTGCCTACTGCTGCTTCTTTTATTGCTTGGTGGTCGTAATAATACTTTGGTTGTTTGGTCAACATGAAAATGTACTCGTGAGACTTGGTGCAACGGTCAGTCACACTTTCAGGCATGGGGTTGGGCTTGTTCCAAATGATGTCTTGTCGTAGATACCACCCATCGGCTTGCAGAGCAAGTGCCACACGCCACGGAATACCAATCAGGTCTTTGTGCTTGAGTCCGCTCTTCTTGGCTCCTGCCTTGCCCTTTTGTGACACGCCCTTGTAGCCGTCTGCGTACTTAATCTTGCCGTATGCGGGAGTAGCACCGCCCATCTTACGCAACTGCTCCATGCCGCCGCTTGTGGTGGCATACGAATCGCCAAGGTTCAACCACAGGGTTCCGTCGTCACGCAGGATGCGACGAGCCTCACGAAATACCTCCACCATTTTCTGCACATACTGCTCGGGAGTTTCTTCACACCCAATCTCTTCGCTGCCGCCGTCGTAGTCCCTAAGCCCGTAATACGGAGGAGATGTAATAATAGTGTGGACGCACCCATCAGGCAGCGTCTTCATGCCGGTGATGCAGTCGCCTAGTATAATTTGGTGAGTACTCATCAATATTTTGTTCCACGCACAAAGAACTGCTCTTCGTATTCTTCAAACCCAAAGCACTCCCTAGCATACTGTAGAATGATGTCTTTGTCAAACTTGTTGCACGAGTACACATCAAGTGTAATAAATCGTTTGGGTTCCATTGAGTGAATCTGAATTCCACTTTCAATCAGCGGAACCCAACCACTAACGCCTGCCTTGTCGGGATACAGTTCCCTTCCGTTCTGTGTTGGCCCGTGCATCACCACAGGTTGGCTCATTCGGGTCATGCCAATCTTGTCTACAACCCGTTCAAGAAAACGGTAGTGTAGTTCCAAGTCATCGGCTGCTCCAACGCGACAACTGTACATGTCCAAGTAATACGAATATCCAAACGGTTTACTTTCCATAATTATTTTCCTCGTTCTTTAGGATACTGCTTGGGTGGATTACGCCCCTCAAACTCCCGCCGCAACTTCTTGGTTTCGGCTTTGGTAGCACCCAACACAAAAGCGTACTTGTGCTTGCTGGGCATCTGAATCTTTTGGGATTGGCTCTGCTTGGTCTTGCTGTGGGCACGAAGTTGTGCTTCCACCCCCGCAGGCACATTCTCCCACAACATGCGTTGGTCGTTGTTCCAATCCCGTTCCCACTTGATGCCCAACTCTTTGGCGTATTTCTTGTACGCACTACGCACACGGAAAAAGCGGTCGCTTACAACCTTGCCTGTGTACGGATTGATGTACCGTGTGGTGGTTCCTGACTCCTGCCCCAAGTAGTACCAGTTACACGCTTGGTAAATGGTTCCCAACTCTTTGGCAGTAGGGTCAGAGTACGCGGTGAACAGGCGATATGGTGTATTCTTCACCATCCACCCACAGCACCACATAAGGAATGAACTTGCAAGATTCTTGGGACTCCACGACACACACGCACCACGGCTAACCAACCGCTCTAGTGTTTTGGTGTCTTCACCCAACAGTTTGGAAAATGCGTTGGGCATGTTCATCAGGATGACTCCTGCCATGATGTCTTTGCCAATCAGCCCTTGATTGGGGTCGTGGTAGTACGCACCAAACCAGTGTGTGGTGTACTGTGACAGGTTGCCCAACCACTCGTGTCGCTTAATGAACGCTACGGCTTGGGCACGGTCTTGGGGAGTTGTTAGCGGTCGGAATACAAAATCAGAAACCCGAAGGGCTTGTGCAGCGGCTTCGGTTAGTCCTGCGGCTTTCAGGTCGTCTTCGCGGTTGCGTAGACGAATATCGTATTGCCAGCAGTGGTC